TAAAACTTCTGACCCGGTTGCTTCAAATAAAATTACTTATGCTAATTTAATTAATACTAAGTTTAATAATTTATCAGCCAGACATGATACATTGGATACTAATTTTAATGCATTGCAAACTGATTTTGATGAAAAAATGATTGAATTTAATTCATTGAATGATTCAATAACATCTTATGAAGTACATCTTTCAGGGTTTGATTTAGTTAGTTATAATAATGCAGGTACAAATCAAAGATTTACTACTGCATTCTTTGTACCATCAGCTTATAATGTAAGAGAAGGTGATTTACTCATACCAACAATTCGTCTTTCAGGTGGAGAAGAAACTACTGGAATGGCAGGTATTAGCGGGTTAACTTGCCATGCTAATGCTATATCAGGTGATTGTAATTCAGTCTTTGGTAGAGGTCTTGTACAGTTTGAAGCACTTAACTTTACCGGTACACATATGAAGATAACTGATCCTAGACCAGACTTTCCTAAATTGTTCATCAAAATTTTCTATAGAAGTGTCAGTTAATACATCAATTAAAGATTAAATAATTTTATGGCAGATACATCACAGACAATTCAAGGTTTTTATACACAAGCACAAGTAAAAGACTTTGCTAGAAATAATTTATTTAGAGTTTTAAATATTAATTTCGGAACAGGCACTGAAGTATCATTTGATGAAAACGATTTAGTTTATGCTACTGCTGCACAATTACCAGGTAAAACGATTAATAATATTGCAGTACCTTATATGGGTCTCAATTTTAACGTACCAGGTACAGTAACTTATGATGGTAGTGAAGGTTATTCTTTAACATTTAGATCAGATGAATCTCATAATTTAAGAGAAAAATTCTTACAGGTTCAAGCTGATACTTTTGATGATGCAGATAGTACGGGTAATTATTTCATGCCTACAGCAGATGCAGTTATAGATTTAGTGCTTTTAAATAAAGAATTAGATAGAGTAGCTCAATATCAATTAGTAGGTTGTTCAATTAGAAATGTTGGACCGCAAGAATATAATGTTACATCAACAGGTGAAGTAGTTGAATTTACTACTACAGTTGCATACCATTATTTTAGAAAAACAGCATAATAATAATTTCAAAGCTCTCTTGAAGAGCTTTTTTATTGTATAAATATTATTAATGCCAGGTATACTCCAATCTATAAATAATGCTGTTCAAGGTGTAGCAAATAAAACTAATAATTTTTTAGGCGGTTCAGTAGCTCAACCTGGACTATCATTATTAGGCACAAATTTACCCGGTGTACCTTTAATTAGTTTTAGAGATCAATTTTTGAATAGTTTAGGGCAATGGACAGGTTCTATACCTTTAAATACCCAGTTTATAGTTTTAATTGATAATTTCCCCCTTGGTCTTACTACCAATATAATACAAAACTTAGAACCAATAGTTCAAAGAACTGGATTTGATATTAATTTACCTAAAAGTATTACCACCAATTTAAAGAATCAAGGTATAGTTGGTTGCATATTTGCTAATTCATTTAATATAGGTAGCGATTCTCTAAACTATGGTAATGCAGAAATACCTAATAACAGAGGATTTATACCTGGTACCGTTTTAAAAGATAGAAAAGCTTTTTCAGAAAATAATTTAACAATAGGTATGAGAGAAACTAACACTTCATTTGTTGATTTCGTTTTAAGGCCATGGGTTATAATGGCTAGTCATTACGGTTACGTTGCAAGAAATCCTGGTGATATAGAAGAAGTGTTAAAAAATCCAAAAACAAATATAACTGTAGTGCAATATACAAGAAGTGCTGCAGGGTTATCTCAAATACCTAGAAAAACTTGGAGATTTTATAATTGTGTACCTGTAGATATTGCTGATAGAGATTATGTACAGGATCAAGGGCAAGATGAAGTAAAAACCTTTTCAACTATATGGGTTTATGATAGATATGAAGTTAGTAGTAACTTATATTTAAATGTTCCAGAGTTGCTTAAAACTCTGAACCCATTCTCATTCTAATGAATACATATTATTTTGAAAATTATGAAGTAACTGAATTAAGTTATTTTAAATATAAAAACGTAGTAAAAAATTTATTTACTAATGATATTAAAATATTAAGTAAAACATTTAATAGTCTCTTTGAAGAAAATGTTAAAGATGGTCATGAAGTTGATATTAAAGAAAAAATTAAAATTTTATTTTTTATTAGATCTTTAACTTTAGGGGAAAATATTGGGTTAAATATAAACGATAAATCATATAATTTAGATACTAATAATCTTATAGATAACTTAAATGTATATTATGAAGAAGATTTCATTGAAATAGATAGCTTAACTTTTAAAAATATAAACAGTCTTTACGTCGAAGACTTACATTCTGAAATAGTAAAAAATTTAACATATATAAAAATTGACAATGTTAAAAAGGATATATCTAATTTTTCTTATGATGAGAAAAATAAAATACTTAATGAAATGACTGAAAGTAGTCTTACAAAAATATATAAACATATTCTATCTAATTTAAATAAAAATCATTTAAAGATATTAGATATGGAATTAAATTTACATAACGGTGAAATTATAAATTTCTTTAAAGCTATATTTGATATGAATCTTAGTGAATTATATAATTTAGAATATTTTCTTATCAAAAATTTAAATTTAAATTCTACTGATTTTAGTAATTATTCATTCAGTGAATTGAAAATTTTAATGAATAAAGTTATTGAAGATCACAAAAATGAAACCAATGCGGATAAAAACAATGCTGGAAATCAGCAACAACAAATTTAAATAATAGATATGGCTACTGACAATTTTAATGATATTTTAAGAGAAATTAAAAATACTAAAGATAAATTAGTATTTTATTCACCTAGTTCTGATTCAGAGAATAGTATTTTGCCTTTAACTTTAAAGCAACAAAAATTAATTATAGAAAATTCTTTAACTAGTACTTTATCTTTACTATTCTTTAACAATTGCATGTTTGATATTATTAAAGAAAATTATTTAGGTGATGTAAAAAAATTAGATACTTTAGATAGAGTTAATATATCTTTAGTATTAAGGCAAAAAATGTCCGATAAATTTAAAGATGAGGAGGAAAATATTGAAACTACTTTAACTGAGATTTTAGAAAAAAATAAAAAGAAAATAGATTTAGAACCAGAAGCTATAGAAACTGAAAAATTTACCTTTCATGTTAAAAAGCCTAATCTATTGATTGATAATAAAATTAACAATATAATTTTAAGAAAATATAAAGGTAAAGAAATTACTGAAAGTAATGTAAGTAAAGTTATCAGTGATGTTTATATCTATGAATTAATGAAGTTTATTGTTAAATTACAATTTAATGAAAATGAAATTGATATTCATGAAAATTTAGATAATTCATTTAAATTACTTAACGAAATAGCTTCAGATAATTTTACCAAAATTTATCAATACATTAACAAATTAAGAGATTTAGAAAATGATCTAACCCTTATACCTGGTACAAAAACAAATATTAGCATTACTCCTGATTTCTTTATAGTTCAATAGCTTATATAAATATTATATATGGCTACTGATACTGTTGGAGATGCATTATTATTACTTTCAAAGGTAAGTTCTAATTTAGATAAAAAAATATCTAAATTGGAAGAATCTATAATGAAAACATCTTTCAATGGTAAAGGTAAAGATCAAATAAAAGATAAAAGATTAGTAAAAAAATCTGACCCTGTAGTTGTCACTAACTTCGGGAGAGCTGCAGAAAAAGATCTAAAAAATGCTTTTGTAAAAGATAAAAAGGAAAAAGATGATCCAATGAAAGGAGGAGGCGGTGGCTTTATTAAGAAGTTAATAGGGCCTGCTCTTCTTATACTAGGAGGGTTATCAGCTTTAGTTGCAGGTTTAACTACGGATGGACCATTAAAAGGTCTATTTAAAATTTTATCTAAAGGAGGTATTATAGGTGGGGTAAAACTCTTTCAAAAATTATTTTCTAAACAAGTAGCTGCTGCTTCTAAGTTATTTACCAAATTATTA